AAAAAAAAAAATTATAAAACAAAAAATTGAAATAGAAATATACCCGTATATATATTACCAAAGAACAATGAATTATAAAGACTTGAACGAATTTCTAGGCAAACATTATACCAAAAAAGATGCCACATTTACTCATACCCGTATTGGTGATGCGCAGCGAAATATTTATGGTGGTGCATATGTGATTCCACAAGAAGAAAAGTCCACCTTTTATAACTTGTATTATGAACACGTATTTGTACAAAAAAAAATGGAATATTTGACCGAAAAACAAATCGAAAACGGACCCATATTGATTGATATAGACCTGCGTTATGATAACATCGTTGAAACACGACAGCACACTAAAGAGCATATAGTTGACCTAATCAACCTACTTTATTTAGAAGAACTCAAAAAATTCTTCCAATTTGAACCAAATAAATCAATACCTATTTACGTCTTCGAAAAACAATCTGTCAATCGATTATCAGACGGTTCTCTGACAAAGGATGGTATTCATATTATCATTGGTATTCAGATGAATCATACTTTGCAGATGATGTTACGTGAGAAAATTGTGCAAAAAATACCAGAAATATGGGATTTACCAATTATAAATTCGTGGGATTCAGTATTGGACGAAGGTATAAGCAAGGGTACAACCAATTGGCAATTGTTTGGATCACGAAAGCCTTTGAATAAAGCATATGAATTGACACAATATTATACGGTCGAATTTGATTCACGTGATTCTGAATTTATGTTTGAAGAGAGAAAGGTTTCAGAGATAGATTTACAGAAGGATTTTGCGAAATTATCAGCACAATATACGAATCACAATACGTTTGAACTTCAACCAAAAATAAAAGATGAATATGAAAATCGAAAAGCAAAACGTACATCATCTTCTTCTTCTTCTTCGAATACCAACAAGAGCAAAACAAAAATCCGACTTTTGTGCGAGGGTCTTGATCTCAACGAAGAAAACCAACAAACCATACAATTGGAAGATATTCGTGACGCTTCTGCATTAAAAACCACGATCGATAAAATTTTATCGAATCTTTCAATGAATGATTATTATATAAAAGAAGCCCACGAATATACACAGATTTTACCGGAAAAGTATTACCAACCAGGGTCACATTTATTGAATCGCCAGGTTGCATTTGCATTGAAACACACCGATGAACGTCTCTTCTTGTCGTGGGTGATGCTTCGGAGCAAATCGCATGATTTCGATTATGGAACTATTCCTCAACTATATATCCAATGGACCAAATATTTCAAAGAAAAACCCAATGGTGTAACAGTGCGTTCGATAATGTATTGGGCAAAGCAAGACGCGTTTGAAGCATATGAAAAAGTAAAACGAAATACACGTGACTATTATATTGATCAAACCATTGATTCGCCTACGGATTTTGATTTTGCAATGGTCTTGTTTCAAATGTTTAAAGATATTTATGTATGTAGTAGTTTGGTCTCCAAAACGTGGTATATTTTCCGTAATCATCGTTGGGAATTGGACAGAGGACAAACGTTGCGTATGGCCATTTCAGTGGATATGTTTAATGCCTACCAAGAAAAGCAAATCGGTTGGACCAATGAATTACAACACTTTGACCAAGAAGATGAACGCTATACATCTCTATGCAATCGTGTCAAACGTTTAACCGACCTTATTTCGAAATTAAAACGCACCAATGACAAGAACAATATTATGCGAGAAGCGCAAGAATTGTTCTTTGATGAAGATTTCGAGAAGCAGATGGATTCGAACAAATGGCTCCTCTGTTTCAAAAACGGAGTGATCGATTTGAAAGAAAAAACGTTTCGTCATGGCTATCCACAAGATTATATTACCAAATCAACAAATATTACCTATGAACCTTATTGTACAGAAAAACACGGTGAAACAGGTAATAAAATTATTACATTTATGGAGCAACTCTTTCCAGTAAAAACATTGAATTCGTATATGTGGAGTCATTTAGCGTCCACATTGATAGGTGAAAACATCAATCAGATATTTAATATTTACAAAGGTAGTGGTAGCAATGGAAAATCGATGTTGACAGATTTTATGGAAATGGCGATAGGAGATTATTATGGTACTGTTCCAATCACACTTGTTACAGAAAAACGCCCAGGTATCGGTGGAACTACTTCTGAAATTATTCAGTTGAAGGGTGTTCGTTTTGCTGTGATGCAAGAACCATCCAAGGATGCGCGAATCAATGAAGGTATGATGAAACAGTTAACAGGTGATTCCAAATTATCGGGTCGTGCATTGTATCACGAACAAGAAACATTTGCGATTCAGTTTCATTTGATTGTATGTACCAATCAATTGTTTGAAATCAACAGTAACGATGATGGAACTTGGAGACGTATTCGTATTTGCGAGTTTATGTCAAAATTTGTAGATCCCAATTCTCCACCATTGCAGAATGAACCTTATCAATTTCCGAAAGACAAGAATTTAAAGGATAAGTTGAAGATATGGGCGCCAGTGTTTATTAGTATGTTGGTAAAATTAGCGTTTGAGAATCAGGGAATTGTAGAAGTATGTGATGTTGTAAAGGCTTCTTCGGACAAGTATCGTGAAGGTCAAGATCATATTTCGGCATTTATTAATGAGATGGTGGGTAAAAAGGAAGGAGGATTTATCAAAAAGACGGAATTATGTGAACAGTTCAAGATGTGGTTTCAAGAACAGCAAGGGAGTCGTAAGATGCCAAAAGGTTCGGAATTATGCGAGTATATGGATATCAAATATGGCAAATCGAAGAAAACCATTTTGGGTTCTTGTTGGAGTGATGTGAAAATTATGTATTATTCTGATGAACAACCACAAAAAAACGAAGTAGATGCTATGTATTTATAAGTAGTAAAAAAGTTTATAAATTTATTTTCAAAACAATATAAAACTATTGAGTCTTACCTTTGGCTTTATATTGTTTTTTTATATTTATTTTGAAACAATATAAAGACGTACGTATCTTATAAATATACATCTTTGGGTATGAAAGATTTCAACCAAATAAAAAAGCTACGAACATAATACATAATATAATCAATCGAATAAGGAAATACAATCAAAAATAATATACATATTATCTTTTTAATAATGGTAAGATTGTTTGGTACTAGAAACAAAGCTAAAAAAAGCCCAAATGCCACAAATCCATAAATAGTTAAAAAAATACGATACCATATTTTAATTTTTTCGGTATGCAATTTCTCATATACTGATTTTCTATCATTGGTTGCAATCACAGATTGCTTGTTTTGTAATTCATGACGCAATAATGTTAATTCCTTTTCATATTTTATATTCAAATCAGCCACATTGTTTTCGTTTTCTGCTAGTGTTTTTAATGTCTCATTTGCAGCTTCTGTTTCCTTTACCTTTTTCTGAAAATTATACCACATTTCCTTTGCTTTTTGTTGTGCTTCTTTTTCTAACTCTTTCTCTCTCCATCGATGATAAGCACCCGTACCTTTTGTAAATGTATAATACTCTTTTGCAGTTTCATCTACTAACTGTGGTGCTATTTTCTTGTTTGTTTTTGCATTGCTGTAAGCACGTTGCAAACGTTCTTCTTCTTGTTCCTTGGAACATTCTGTTCCTGGACCACATAATAAATTTTGTGATGCGATTTGCACCATTGAATTCAATTGTGACATCAATTCTGTTTGCGTATTTTTAGGAGGCGTGTCTCCTGTAACTCCATTTAATAAATTATTCGGTAAATTGGATAATAAATTTTGAATATTGTCTGCCATACTATATGTATATGCTATTTTTTATTTAACAAAACTCTAAAATAGGATATACCTTTTATACTGTCGCAGAACCTAAAGAAGAATCTGTTGTTGGATTCGGTTGACATTTGTTTATTTCTGGACTATATGTTTCGTTGGATGCACAACACATTTGACCTACACACGTGTTACTATTTGAGTTGTCAGATGACGCTGCATTTGATGCTGCGTTTAAATCCACAGGAGGTGCTTTGCTTTTATCAAAGGTAAAATCGTATTCATCGTAAATCATATTGTTGCGCATATAAGAATCATATATAACTCGCAGTAAAAAGATTCCACCCACTACAGGAATCGCAATGACCAAAATAAGAAAAATTTGATTTGGTATAAGCCCACGATTGGCAAGAATCGATAATATCAAAATAGGCACACATATCGCAATTATTATTTTCATAATTCTTGATTGATCACTAAATTTTTCTCCATAATAATTATTGATTTCTATCAATCGCAATTTATTATTCTTCTCCTCTTCTATTTGCTTCAACAACATCTTGGCATTGTTTAATTCACTCTCTACAATGTCTATCGCTGCACTTTGTTCCGCTAATGTATTTTGTGTAGAAGATACATTGGTCTCATAAAACTGATATGTACTATTTAAATTTTTATACAAATTAACACGCATTTGCGAAATTTCGTTTATTTTTTGTACCAATGCATCTTTCTCGTCAGGCGTCAAAGAATCATTAATCAATCCTAAATTTAAACGAGAGAAATAATCCTTTTCTATGTTTTGTAGTTCACTGATATCTGTAATGGTTTGTATTTGACCTTCTTGAATATCAGATAAATCAGAAGCGTTGGATTGCATATAAGATGTTGCTGGAATAGTATTGGGACTTTGTGATGCCATTTCTATATATATATCCACTTTTTTAAAAAAGTGGAGCAAAAACTACTATATCCATTTTAAAAAAAACTACTATATCCACTTTTTAAAAAAGAAACTACTATATCCATTTTAAAAAAGAAACTACTATATCCACTTTTTAAAAAAGAAACTACTATATCCACTTTTTAAAAAAGAAACTACTATATCCATTTTTAAAAAAAAACTACTATATCCATTTTTAAAAAGAAACTACTATATCCACTTTTTAAAAAAAACTACTATATCCAACATATAACTCGCTATATATTTACTGTGTTCGAAATAAGTATATTGTTATTATAATCACAATAATAGCTAA